ACTCGAAGGTGCTGGGCGATGCACTCATGGCCGCCCTGGGAGCTGGCGAGGACATCGGCACGGCATTACTGCAGGCATGGAGGGACTACCGCCAGACCGAGGAGTATAGGGCAGACTACCACGACAGAGCGCATAGCGTGACGGGTGGCCTGCGAAACTTGCTGGATAATATCATCGGGGCGCTAACCGGCGAACACATCGGGACATGGCATGAGCAGCAAGAGTAGATCCTCGTGTTCGAACCCCGAGGATGGCAGAGGCAGAAAATCAGTCGCTCGAGGGGGGGTCTTTAGGCTCACTTTCGCTATTATTGGCCCACTTTGCTTTTAACTCAGCGATGAAGGACGGCTCTCGAATCAATGTGAGTCTCGAGTCTCCGAGGAATGGATGCCGTTTCAGATCCGGACGGACGGCCAAACGCCAGACACCCCCAGACCTCTCAAGGTCAGCCTTGTCTTGAGCCTCCTGCAGCTCCGAGGCTGGCATGAATACTCCTCGGTCTTTTTTGATTTCGCGCCTCTCGTAGATCTCCCGTCCTCGCCTCGAGTGTCGGTTCCTCTGGCGCTGCTCGGTCTTGATAGTCGAGGGGGGGCGGTATGAGGGATATTCCTGAACAACCACTTGCCGAGGCCGACCGCCTTTCCTGTCCTCACGATCCAGCACGACTCGAGCGCGATAGCCGCACCCCTGGGCGTTGCACCTCGAATCAATGCGTAGGGTGCTCGTCCGAAAGTAGTTGAAATGGCCGCACCCACAGCGCCAGAGTCCATGACGCAAGAGGCCCGTCCAGCCGTAGTGCTTAGCCATCTCGAGGCACCTCTGAGAGTCGGTGAGTCCCGCCGTTCTCGCAGGCATAGGATTGAACCAGCTCCACCGCCGAGAAGTCGGGAACGTCAAAAATAATCTTGCAGTAGCAACAGCGAAGCCTCATCTCAATCCCCCCTCCATATAGCACTTGAAACAGTAGTAGCGAGGCTTTTCACCGACTCGAGTTAGTGAAGCCAATTCAAGCACAGCGAATGATCCACCGCACCCAGAACACCTCATGTTTGCCACCTCGAAAGACCATAGCGCATCGGAAAATCTCGAGTAGCGCAGAAGCAGAGGCTTAGGGCCAGCTCCCTCGGGACGATGGCTCGAACTCTCGGGTCACGGATTCTCGACATTCCCTGATTAGATCCCCTCGGGCTGGCCTCGTGGCAATCGTCGCCCATGTTGCATGCCCGAGGCGACCACGAGTAAGGAACGTCACCCCAAAGGTCGGTCGGCTTCATGTGGTCGAGTCCGTATTGGCAATAGGTGACGGTATAGCGAGGGTATGCCTTCATCATGCTTTGAGTCCTGAGAAGTCCTCGAGGATTCTCGGTCACGGAATAAGCGCATTCTGAGGCCCTGATTATGTCGAGGCCATGCAATACGAACCGATTGGACGCAAGGGCCTCAGAAGTGACGGGAACCAGCAAGGAACCACGCTTCTCGAAGTGGCTTGATTGCAGGTTCGCCATCGAATAGACTGTGCAAGGCGGAGAGAACCAGATGAAGTCTGGACGGAACCCAGAAATCCTAACCAGATCCTCAAAGTCATAATTCATCAGATCCCCCACGAAGTCTGGCTCGCACTCTGGTTCAATGTCGGTCGTCCAGACTTGCCAGCCGCACTCCTTGAAAGCGCCTGCGACAGTCTTCGAGCCACAGCACAGCTCCCACATTCTCAGCCTGCGTCCATGAGTGAATTGATGAGGGACTTTCAGAGCCATTGAGTCAACCCCTGCAAATCTCTCACGCCTCGCTTCTTGAAGACTTGAAACGCCGTCATGTATCTCACCGAGGGGATTTGATAGATCCCCCAGCAGGCTTCAAGGTCGAAGCCATCAGGGCAGAATGCCAAGTCATAGTGAAGGATGCAGACATACCCCCCTGGCTTGCACAGACGAGCAGCCTCGGCCACGAAGGCATTCACCCCAGCATAGACTTCATCGGTGCCATACATGGATTCAGCCAGCGCCCTCGAGTATGGGGGGTCGAGCATCACCCAATCATAGGATTCAGACTCGAGGCCGGTCGACCTCGCGTCTCCGATGATGTTAGCCGTTGTCTTGAGAGTCCGGCTTCTCTGGACGGTGGCATTGTGTCCTCGCCTGCCCTCGACCTCGACCGAGATTTCTTTTTGAATATCCAGCCGATCTGCGGCTTCGTCAATTACCCCCCCACAGCAGAGATAGAGCCGCCGGTCGCCCCACCATCCCTGCCTCTGAACCCAGCGTAGGAAATTGACGGGGAAGCTCCCTGGGTAGCCACTCTCAGACTTCTGTGAGAATGCCTTCGTCCCTCGAGAAACCATACCCCTCGCACCTCGGTTCTGCTTTAGGTCATTGTGGTGGGGTTCCCCTTTAGCAAAGGTATAGGCGACAGTTAGCGAGCAGGCGAAGTCTCATAACTGTGGTAAAGACATGAAGGGCGGGCGGGATGGCACCCCATTTTCAGGATGAAGGGGTTTATGGGCTGGGTTCGAGTCGGGTTTGAGTATGAACCTCGACTCAATCACCCTGATTCTGGTTGTCCTGAACACGATCCTAAGCCTCTGGACGATTCGAGTTGTGACTCTGGCACTCGAGAGAGTCGGGGGCCAGCTCCTCACCTCGATCCATGAGAAGATTGACTCGGTTCTCTCGGGTTCCCTGGGCGACTTCGAGCCGCCCAACCCGATCCAGCAGGCGATTGCCCAAATGCTCACTCAGAGAGTCCAGAATGCACCAATCGAACAGATTCGAGGCGAGGATGGTAAGTTTTCGACAGAAAAATTATCATAAGCCGTGACGTCCCCCCTCATGCCCGATGGCCCGTAAGAAGAAGCGATCCTATCGCCGGAAAACCTTCTCGGTGCTCAATGCACTCGAGGCGTATGTGTATGCAACCATACTGACCGAAGGCGTGGCAGGCACCTCTCCTTGGGGGTTCATCACAGGTCAGGCCGATCTCGCCAGCACCGCCCAGCCTAACACGCGCCCATTCTCCGGCGAAGGCACTTCGATGACGATTACCGGCGCGGGTGAAATCAGCATTGGCGATCTGATGAAAGAACCGACTATGGCACTCGACACGATGGCCGCGAACTTTCAATCGAACCTCGCCCCGATGGCGATAGCCGCCTTCGGAACCTCAATCACATTCCGCATAGGCAAGAAGCTCCTACGCAGGCCGATCTCGAACATCAATCGAAATATCATCAAGCCTGCCCTGGGTGCAGGAATCAGGTTGTGATTTGAATGGCAAATGTGAATTGCTACGGAAGCGTTATTTCATCTCGCGGGGGTGTGGTGCCCCTTCATAATTCAGCAACGACCGAGGCCGCTTTGGACGAGATTCGCACAGATGCAGACTTCGTAGGATCTGCACAGGTGTTCGGAACTTTCGCCACACAACAACACGGCGCTTTTACTGCTGCTCGAGCAGGGCTTCAATGCGAGAACGATTTCACCTATGCCTATGTTCAGTCAGCAGGGAAAATCAAGTTGGCTCTGCCGATTGGTGGCGGGGCCGGAACCTCTGGCGGAAATTGCGGCCTGCCAGCTCCTCTCCCCTATCCGAAGGCCATCGCCTCGGGCGACTCCGTTCAGGTGATGGTCAATGCTGGCACCGATCGTGAAGCGGCTGTCTCGGTGGCTTGCACCTCGGGCGAGTATCATGTCTTTGCCGTCACGGTGTCTGGCTCTGGCGAGCAGGAATTAACGAGTGTCCTCGACGGCCAGAGTTTGGGCCTCACACTGCAGGGTCGAGTCATTAGTCACATATTCGCCCTGGCAGGTGCCAACGATACAGAACTCGAGTCACCCGTCTATGTCCTCGATGGCTCTGGGGTTCCTATCGGTTCTGTCGGTTTCACAGCAGGGGCCGGAGATTGTGCGGCAACATTCGAGCCTTGCAGAATCCCCGTCGCCCTGAACTCTCGCATGGTGTTCAGGACGGATGCCTGATGGCGATCTCAAAACGGGCTAAGGCTCGATTGAAAATAATGTCGGCATCAGAGAAAGCCGCCGTCAAAAAGGGCGCGAAGCTCCTGTTCGATTGCGAGTTGATGGGCGTTAAGCGCATGAGGGAGATCGTCAGGTGGGCCGAGAAGCGGTGATCTGATGGGTATTCGCGTTCAATGGCAATCCGAAGTCCCTGCCGGAGCCGATGGTGAGACTAATTGGGTTCTCGGTTCTGTCCCTGAGGGGAAACGATTGATTGTATCAGGAGCCTCATATTACGGCGGTGATGGTGGCGAGCGCTATGGTATCAATCTCATACCCGCCGGCAATTACTCGAGTGGGTCAAGCGTGGATATGGATAGCGGCCAAATCGCATGGTCATACCCTATGGCCGGCGGCACTCAGACTAATGCCACGCCGGTGCCGGTCACTCAGTATTACCCGGCCATGCTCATGCCTATCCCCGGCCCATGCACTATCACGATCTCAACCGTCGCAGCAAGCGCCGCGAAGTTAGTCGTCAACATGGTCGGGATTCTCGAGGACTTGTGAGGGAAATGGATGCCAAAGGCAGCTCCTGACCAAGTCATCACCATCAGATTCGAGATGCAGGAGACGGAACGTCGCATCCTCGAGCAGGCTGTGACGGCATACTCGATCCGTAGCGTCTCAAAGGGTGTGTATAATCTCACGAGTGATATGACGACGGTGCTCGTTCTCATCGTCGTCTATGAGATGATCACAGACTCGAAGGTGCTGGGCGATGCACTCATGGCCGCCCTGGGAGCTGGCGAGGACATCGGCACGGCATTACTGCAGGCATGGAGGGACTACCG